GATGCCGCAGCAGCTGTGCAGCACTTCACGGTAGCCGATGACCAATCGTGGATGTGTTCCAGAATGCCGGATGCCGGGGCGTGGGGGCCTGTTGACGGCGTTTATGGGTACATGAAACCCGGATGGTGCTCCGGACGTAGGGCGCTGCCTGGCGGGGCGCGCGTGGTGGCGTTCTTTGGCTCATCTGACCCGTCTCGGGTTGCTCATCTCGGATGGGTTCGAGAGCACTGGCGCACTTGATGGACCCGGCGACGGTCTGCTTTTTCGTGCCGCCCAATTTGGCTGGGTTCAAACAGAACCTCTTCGACAGGGTGGCGAAGCACATCGCCGCACAAGGCGGGCAGGTTATCAGGGATGATTTCTCGGCAATGGAAACTCTGCCGGATGAGGTCGTGCCCATCGTCGGGTGCTCGCCGGAGTTGAGCCCGATCGTTCATGAGTGGTTGGAACGGGGACGGCAGTTCATCTATTGGGACAGGGGTTACGCACGGCGCTGCCAATCAACCGACCTGCCGCGGGGACATGACGGCGGTTATTATCGCTGGCACATCGGCTCGTTCCAGATGCAGAGCGTGCGGACGGTCGCCGGAGACCGTTGGAAGGCATTGCGCACGGACGTTTATCCATGGCGCGGCCGCGGCAAGCATATCGTAGTGGCAGAGCCGCCGCCGACCTATCGCACGTTTCATCGGATTGAGGACTGGACGGAAAAGACGGTTGCCGCGCTGCGCGGATTGACCGATCGGCGGCTGGTGGTTCGAACCAAACAGATGCAGGCCGAGCGGCGGTTTCTAAAGCGTGACCTGGCAAACGCTCATTGCCTAGTGACGCATGGAAGCAACGCCGCAGTCGAGGCGGTCATCATGGGGTGTCCGGTATTCGTGGACCAGTCGAGTGCAGCGGCGCTGGTCGGCAAGACCGACCTCGGCGAAATTGAAGAGCCGGCACGACCAGACCGGCAGGCTTGGCTGAATAGCCTGGCTTATTGCCAGTTCAATGAACGGGAACTGGTCGACGGGACTCTGTGGAAACTGCTGGCTTAGTCAGGCCAAGGCTTCACGCCACGCGCAACAGCGGCACAAGCCAAGGCGACATAGCGCGGGATCGTCTGACCATCGCGCGAGTATTTGGTAACGGTGTTCGGCGCCATGCCGAGACAAGCAGCAACGCCCCTGACCGTGAGGCCAAGGGCGGCTTTCCACTGGCGGAAGTCGGTGGGGGTCAAAACTGAACCCCCAGAGCGACGAAGAAATCATGCTCGGCCTTGTCGAGCGAACCATTCGCAAGCGCGTCCTGTAGCGTCGCCAGCGCGATCTTGTCGAAGTCTTCGACGGGCACTGCCTTTTCGACGTGGACGGTCTCGGCGGCGTTTTCTTCCGCGCTCATCCAACCATGAAAGAACCCGGCGGCGTCGGCTGCTTTGCGAATTTCGGTCCAGTTGGTCATCTGCTTGCTCCCTTTCGATGATTGAATGTCGCATATCTGCGACGGGTTGTCTAGGGGAAAATGCGCAAATGTGCGATTTATTTTTGGGAGCAAAATGACCGCTCGATACGAGACGATCGCCGGATGGGTAAATGAGTTCGGCTGGACGACCGGCGTGGAGCTCGGCGTGTTCGACGGCAGGACGCACTTTCATTTGCTGGAGCAATGCCCGGCGCTGAAACTGGTGGGCGTGGATTTGTGGGGCGATTCCTTCGCGGTCGCAGGGCGGACCCAGAGCGGCGAGCGGTGCATGTGTCCCTATTGCAGCGAGACGCGGGCGGCGCGCAAGGCGGCAACGATGGCCGAGATGGAAGCATCGGTCACGGCACGGTCAGACAGACATCCGCGTTCGCGTATCGTGCGGGCTCATACGTCTCAGGATGCCGCCGCTGCCATGTTCGCATTGTTCGCACTCACCGGCAGAGAGTTGGCCGACTTCGTATTCGTGGACGGCGACCATAGCCGGGAAGGTGTGTCGGCCGACGTGGCTGTCTGGAAACGTGAGGTGAGGCCAGGCGGCAGGCTGATAGGGCACGACTACAACATGCGGTCGGTGCGGGACGGCATCTTTGAGCACTTCGCGCCGGGCGACATCGAGACGGGCGACGATCATCTGTGGTGGGCAACGCTCTGATGACGGAAGAACAGATAGCGGAACTCCACGACCGGGTTTCGGCCATGACGGAAGAAGAACGTCTAGCCTTGGACCCGATAGCCTACGCCCTTTGCGAATACCAACAAGGCCATGAGAAACGAGGGTTTTACGCCCTGGCTAACCGAGTTGCCGCGCTGGCTGCGGTCGACGCTGTGGAAGCGTGGAACAAGACAGTGCTGGAGCGCGATTGAGGGAAGTGGTCCGTATCGGAGCCGCGTCCTTCTCCCGCGTCCAGTGGGGGTGCTGGACGACATTTGATGACGGGGCGGGCTCCGGCGCCCATCCGCACGACACGCACCATTACGCAGTCATATCTCACCGGCTCGGCTACGGCGACGATCTGATGGCCTACTGCGTCGAGCATGAGTTCTGTCACCTATTCGTCGAGCATCGTCTCCACGCTAGGCCAAGCCGCGTCATCTGGGGTCTAGCTCATGGGAAACCGTTATCAGGCTCAGACGCAGCCTATGAGGAAATGGCCGCGCAGACGTTCCAGCGATGGCTGCGGGCCAACGAACGTCCGATTCTTGGCGGGGTGGATTGGGACGATTTGAAGCGTGATGCGTTGTGCATGATGGCTTCACTTCAACAAGGAGAAGATTGATGGCATGGGTCAAGTTCAACAGGGATTTCCCTTGGAAGCCGACATCTCAGTCAACCGTCTTTTACAGCGCCGGCTCGACCTACAACGTAAAGGCCGAGGTTGCCGAAACAGCCATCCGGAAAGGCGCGGCGGTCAAGATGGAGAAGAAGACCAAGGCTGCCAAGCCGGTTGAAGCGGTGGACGATGGCTCGACGTCCGAGCGCGGGTGACCTTCGCGACCGCGTAGCCTTTGAGGCGCGCATCGAGGAAAACCCGGATAGCCCGCTCGACTACGGCAACACCGAGTCGGTCTGGGCCGAGCAGTTCGAGCGGCACGCCGCCTATATCCACTTGCGCGGCGGCGAGGCGGTGCAGGCGGCGAGGCTCGAGGGCCGGCATATCCAGGTTATCCGGGTTCGGTCGGACAGCGCGACGCGCATCATAACCACGGACTGGCGGGCGATCGACCAGAACACCGGCGACGTGTTCAACGTGCGGGACGTGTCGCCTACGAGAGAATCGCCGCTGCACTTCATTGACCTGCTCTGTGAAAAGGGCGTCGCGACGTGACGGCAAAGGTGCTGAACGTCGCCAAGCTCAATCGGAAACTGGCGCAACTGCCGGCTGTCTCTCGGGAAGAAATCCGCAAGGCGATCGCTCAATCCGCGCGAGAGATTGCGGACCTGGCGGAAAGTCTGGTGCCTGTAGATAGCGGCACACTTGCCGGTTCAATCGGTTGGACATGGGGCTCGGCACCTAAGGGTTCCATGACGCTCGCGCGGGCGCGTTCTGGCGACTTGGTGGCGACCGTCTATGCAGGGGACGACGAGGCGTTCTATGCGCGCTGGGTTGAGTTCGGTACGCGAAACATGGGCGCGCAGCCATTCTTCTTCCCGGCATATCGGGCGCTCAGGAAAAGAGCCCGGTCGAGAGTGTCGCGGGCAGTCACCAAGGCAGCAAAGAAGGTAGCGGCAGCATGACGTCACCTTCTCTTGAATTGCAGGGCGCGATCGTGGCGCGGCTAAAGGCAGATTCCGGAGTGACCGCGGTTATAGGTTCGCGGGTTTATGACCCACCACCGGCAAACGCGACGTTCCCTTATGTGTCGATCGGACCGAGTGACGAGTTCTCCGATGATGCCGATTGCATCACCGGCTTCGTCGTGACGATGCAACTGGACGGCTGGTCGCGGACAGGCAGTTTCACCGAGGCGCGGCGCATTGCCGACGCAGTGCGCGCTACGCTTCACGGTTATGAGTTCAATCTGTCGGCAAATGCTCTGGTGCTGTTCGAGCACCGGATAACCCGCATGTTTCGAGATCCGGACGGCATCACAAGCCACGCCGCAATGACCTTCACGGCGCTCGTCGAGCAGCCGGAAATCCTCATCACCTAATCCAACCAACTATACCGATCCCGCCCAGGAAGCGGGTGCTTCGCGCTGCCTGAAAGGAGATATTCACCATGGCCGCACCTACGACTGCCCGCTTCGGCAAATTCCGTGTCCTTCTCGGCGACGGGGCATCGCCAGAAACTTTCGCCGCGCCTTGCG